CAAGCCTGCAATCTTAGCAGGGGAATCATTCCTGTCTCTGATCGCCAACAGATTAGCTCTGGTTGCGGTTGGTGCGGCAAACACAGACTCCAACACCAGTTGAATGTTGCCTGACATTGATAGTTGAGCGCCGTTATTCATGGCCCCCAACAGCATCAGATTTTCCCATTCGTCTGAAGTTCTGGCTGGCAATTCAGCACCCACGTATTGCTCAAAGATTTCCTGAGTAGTGACATCGGTGCGAAGTACAGAGATGTCTTCAAGATTCACAGACGCTAGAAACGTAGCATTGTCCATGCCCAAATACGTTCGCCCGTGAGGGTCGTTTGTTCGTTCAGCTTGTAGCGTGGCTACTTGACTTGCTGAATAAGGCATCGTTGCCTCCTACTAAGCTGGCATTGTAATTGAGAAGGCTGTCAGGCTTACAGTGTCATTCAAACCGACAGACAAAGAACTCAAGTCAAGGTCTTGCCCGGTTACGGCGACTACACCTTCTACGATCTTGGTGTTGCCCCGATCAAAGAGCGAGAACTGTGCAGCCGTGCCCGCTGCTGCTGTAACATCGTCTTTTGGTGCGCCCGACATCGTAATCGTGCCGGTAGACGAACCAGAGTCAAACGGGTTATTGAAACGGTGCAACGAAATCTCAACGTCAACAGACGTTTCAATCACTAGCTTTCCGCCAGTCTCAGTAACACCGTTATCAATTAGGCCACCTACCGCGTTAGCGATAGCGTCTCGCATAGGGGTTTCAAATGTAATCGCCACCGTGGTCTCCTTAGTTGACCGTAATCGTGAAAGCAGTCAGGCTGACAGTATCGCCAACACCAACGGACAGAGAACTCAGGTCGAGGTCGGCACCTGTTACTTGGACAACCCCTTCCATCTGCTTAACGTCTTGACGATTGTAAATCGAATAGTGTTCAACCAAACCACCGGCTGCTGTCGTATCATCAATCGGTAGGCCCGCCGCTGCAATAGCACCTGCCGCAGCACTGCCAAAAGCAGGGTCTTGGAACCGATGCAAAGAAACTTCTGCATTGACACTCGTTTCCAGAACTAGTTTACCACCAGCTTGAGTCGTACCCGTATTGATCTGCGCGTCAATAGCATCCGCTATTGTATTCGCTGCTGCTGTTGTCCATACCAAGGCCATAGTCTTTAATCCTCTTCCATCATTGCAATAACCCGACCGTATTTGTCGTTAAACTTACACAGTGCGGCCTTCTTTTCGCCGTACTTGCCTTGTGCGTCCTGCATGGCACCTTGCGCCTTATCGTGTGCAGCCTGAAGTTTCTTCTGCGTAGCTACTAACTGAGCTACTGAGATTGCATCTGTCATGACTACGCTCCCATCGTCGCTTCAGCGTGTGCGGCCAATTCTTCCTCAGTCTCACCGTAATCACCGGGTATTGCTGTGGGATCATATTTAATCTCCCCATCAGGCCCTTTGACTACTGCTGAGATATGAATCTTTGCACCCGAACCAGCTTCACCAACCAGCTTCACCAAATCCCCCGCGTCCATGCCTTCAAGCTGCTCGCGGGTGAATACTTTCTTTACTGTCTTCTGTCTATCGTCTAGTGACATCATGTTTCTCCTAGTCCAAAAATAAGTGTACATCCTTCAATTCCAAAACAACACCCTGATACCAAATAACTGCAAAATCAAGAAAAGTCGGGGTGACTTCATCAATTAACCCAGAGGATTCATACTCGTCCCGCTCTTCTCTGGGTCCTGCCGTGCACACTTTAGGCCAATCAGTAACAAACTTTTCAAACCTTTCTTGGTTCACTATAGGTGCATCAAGATGATTTGCAATCGTTTGCAATAACTGCCTACGATCCAAGTCCTCCTCTACTGGAACGAACAGAGGATTCATGTACTTTGCTTTCCTAATAAGTTCCTTCCAATGCAGAGCGACCTTCTTTTGCTTGGTCTCCACACTATCTGTAGCTGCCCCTAAGCGATAACGCCGTGTGAGGTAAGAAAGGTAGGGGGGCCTTATTGGAATCACCACCCGAACGCTCTCATGGAGGGCTACTTCATCTAAGGGCTGCCAGACATGTGTGTGACAATAAACATTCCGAACAGGGGACTCGATCAGGTCTATCTCAGTGTGGGCACGCTTGTACCCCAAACACTCTTCTGTGAACTCACAAACAAACCTTGTTCCCGATCCGGGCACACTATGCACTAGCGCCTTAAAATTATTACCCATCTGTGAAACCACGCTACATCATGCAAACCGTTTGTACAGGGTAGAGCCTTCAAACTGAGTTGGGAAGCCCGTCCATAAAAAAAGGCAGCATCCTAAGATGCCGCCTTCGTCCAACAGGAGACCAATATGAGAGGTCGTGGTTGGGTTAAACTTCTACTTCTGACCCGTCTCCACGATCCACGTCTTCCTCAGACACTTCTTCGGGGTTTGCTTCAGGGTCTTCATCCAGTGCGGGGTCATCGTCTACGTCCAACTCGACTGCGGCTTCTGGATCAAATTCTGGTTCTGGGGTTGCTGCGTCAGGCTCTGAACCATCAGGCCTATCAACAACCTCTTCAACCCGGTTCTCGTCCTCTGCCAACTGTGCTGCGGCTACTGCTGCTGCCTTTGCTGCTATTGCCGCCAATTCTGCTGCTGATTTCTCAGGAACTGCTTGGTACTCAGCAAAGTAATGACGTTCATACTTGTCAACCTTGCGGAGCATGATCTTACCTTTGTCGTCTCCGACTCGATAAACCTTACCTTTCTCGTAAAGTTCGCCTCGAAAGTTAAATCGGTCACATCCGACCAGTCGTAATTTAATAGCCATTTCTGTCGTTCTCCGTTGTCATCTTGAACTCATAAAAAAAGGTGAGGCATCAGAAGATACCCCACCTTGATTCTTAGGTCAACCCTGAGAGCTATTACACTCCGAGGCCGATGTACTTCACTCCAGCCAGTTCTTCTTCCACCTGCATGTCAACACGAGCGGTCAACACGATGATGTACTCACGAGCCTGAATATCCTTATCGGACTCAATATGAATCTGACGCTGAATACCAAAGATCAGGTTAAGCGGATGAGTCAAAAGACCCTGCTCTCCCGGCATAAGGCCAACACCCTCGACAGGCGTACCAGCGGCGTAAACCGTTGAAGTACTCTGAAGCTGGGCATCACCCTGCGATGTCTCGCGGTTAGCAAGCGTGTCGCGGTACTCAATTTCCTGCTCAGTTGAGAGGAAGTGACGCATCTGCGCCCGATTACGACGGTACTGCGTAGGCATCGTCTTCGAACCGTTCTTCATGATGGTACGGCTAATGTTCGCGCCGCCAGCATCAACGATGTTCGATGTGAACCGTGCAAGGTAACCATCGGTAAGGGCTAGATACGGATCAGCAGACCCGGTGTCACCCAAAATGGCAAGCTCTTCAAGGTCAAGAGCAGCCCGCTCTGCAATCAAATCCATGATTGTAGAAACGATACCACCACTTGATGCACCACCACCGTCTCGTGAAAGACCGATGTTGCCGCGCTCAAGGTTATCCTCAATTACTTCGTAAGGCAGACGAACTTCAGCCAACACTTCTTTCGTGTTGAGTTCGATCTGCTCAGTTGTGACCTTTGAACGCTCACGGTTTGCCGTGTCGTCAAGGGTACGTGAAAGACCGGCTGTGTAACCCGCCTTTAGGATACGACTAGCGAACTGAATCTTGTTGATTTTTCGCGTCGGCGCGTTCATGACAACTCGGCGTGCCTGTGCCAGCAAAGTAGGCTGAATAAGCAGTTTACGAATAAACGCATTTGCCTGCTCAGGGTTCAGCAAACCGCTGTTGGCTGTTAGGTCACCGATTGCCCAGTCTGCCTTTTGCAGCAATGTTGAATTGGCACTCATAGTTATTCTACTCCAGTGTAGTTTTTATTTAGTCAAAAACGCGGATTAAGCCGCATCACTCTGTAGCTGAGGAAGTACGCCTTTCCAAAAAATATCGACTTCTTCAGTTTCAGTTGCTGCGGTTGCAGCCTTCACAACAGGCTGCTTACCGTTTAGGGTAGCCAGCGAGTTATCAAGATCATCAGCGGCAGTCATCACAACAGTTTCATCTGCTGTTACCTGCGCTTCGTCAGCAGTCTTAGCGACTGCTTCAATTCGTTCGTTCTGCTTCTCGACCAGTTCTTTCAGGTCAACAACAGACTTCGCCATCACACCCATTGCCTCGAACAACTTCACTTCGGCAGGGCTGTACTCTTCGGCGGGTGCTTTTTCTTCAGTAGCCTTCTCAACGTACCCAGCGAAGATTTCTTCCTTCGTCTCGTCGTTGATGTAGAACAATCCAGTCTTCTCTTCAATCTTACCGTCTACCAAAGATTTCATTGTGCGCTCTTCTTTACGCATTCCCGCAGGAACTCCGCCTTCGTCCAGCGAAACTGCGCCAGTGTCAGATGTGTTGTCTACGACTGGGTTACCCGGAGAACCACCAGACTTCGGTGCGCCTTCGTCCCCACCCTTCTCAACGATGGTTTCAGTAGATTCATCTTCGTCCTTCGCTACGACCTCATCAATAGCGGCATCCGTTGCGGCTAGTGATGCGTCAGCGGCAGGAGCATCATCAAGCAGACCATCTAGGTCACCTGCTGCTACTTCTTTGATTACTGCTTCACTCATGTTCTGATCCTCGTTAAGAGTTATTTTGTTATCTGTACTGGAAACGGTAGAGCCTTCAAACTCTTTGGTCAACTGTTGTTCCATCTTGAATACAGATGTTGGCAGCTCAGCGACCAGATTATTCAGGTGAGTTGAGAATGCCTTGACCTGCTTTGCTACGTCAGAGGCAGCACCATCAGGACTATCAGAGTCATTCAACACGTTCCAAACTGTATCTGCAAGGCTTTCCATTGCATTATGCATTCCCGGCCAAAATGAGCCAGCCGCTACGTTGTCACTGAACGAACTAGAGGCGGGGAATGGGTCGAAGAATTTAGAGAGAGACGAAAGCTGAACAGCTACGTCTGTATTGAGTGCAACTATAGGCAAATCCGCATCCGGGTCGTAACCCTCCTGCTTCAATACCAGTACATCACCCATCATTTCGGCGTGATCTTTTTCCACGCGAAAACCTTGTTCTTTGATCATCGGAATCACCTTACGAGCGACATCTTTGCGCACGAACAAAGCCGCGATTTGCTGCTCGTCGGACTGACCGAAAATCTTGTTAATAGTGTTACGGACCCCACCTTTGGTGCTGGCGATTTCTTCCGTCTTGAGTATTTTGAATGGTTGGCGAATAGCACCGTGTTCTACTAGCGACAACTTCTTGATGTCTCCATTGACAAGTTCACTTGCCTCGATTTCTACCTTCATGCCTGTAACGCCTCCACAAATGAGAATCTATGACGGTGATCGTCTTGCTTGTCTGTCACCGTACCCTTCGTAATGGTGTGCGAGTGTCCATTGACAGTATTCGTCTCACCACCTAAAAAATTGCCTACGTCATCAAACCGTAGTGTGTACTTATGGATGTGGTCATCCATTTCGTTCGTTTCCCCCTTCATGATGCCATCGTCAGGAACCTCGATGGTTATCATTGTGGCGATACGTTCTCCACCACCGTACATGCTGAATCCCCCCAGTTCCCCAGACTTGACCAACGGCCAGATTTCATCAGGAACCCAGATTGCAGCAACCCACGCGCCTTTCATAAAGTCCGGGTCTCCTTCACGCGCAATAAAACTCTCAACCACAACAGAGCCGTTGTCGGCCATATCATGCTCAGTGTCTACACCGTACAGGAGTTGGTTCTTCATGAACCTATGAGCCATCTTCTCAATTTCGATTTCAGTCATGAAATCTCCCTGAGAATCGGGAATCATCGGAATGTACACTTCCCCATAAGCCAACTGACGATCATCGTCAGTCTTGCAAATAGGAATCATAAAATTCGTGGATACAGCTTTCATCAAGAAAGATTAGACCCTTCAAACTTTATGTGCTACCTAAACCGATGCTCTCCGCTAACCCATGCAACGAGTGAGTAGCGGGTACCCTTCGTGATGAGACGAACCCCATGTTTCAGGAAAGACGGGAATATCGTAACACTTCCAATCTCGCGGGATGCGGTGAAGTCACTAAAGTCCAGAACCAAGTCCCCACCCTCATAAGAGTCGGCATCTGATAACTGGAGGGTCAAGCTGAGTTTGCGGTTGCCCAAAACACCGGGACCGATGTCAAGATGGTCGTGATAATACTCGCCTACTTCGTATTTCGAAATCTGCACAGCATTGAACTGATTGATGTCGAACTGGTAGAACTCTTTATTGGCTGCGGTCACGATAGCCAGCAGTTTCTCAAACACCCACATTGTATCCTCGCCGGGTTGTAGCATTCGGTTCTGGTTGTTGCGGGTTTCTTCATTACGGACAGGAGTATCAGACGTTGCTAGAGTTTCTGCAACTTCAGCGTCATCCCACTCTCCCTCTGCCAGTTCCAGAACCTCCGCGCACTCTTCCGGGGTGAACATACCCGCGTGGGACAGAATCTCTGCTACGCTGTTATCCTTGACAACAAGGGCTGGTTGTTTTTGATTCAACACAGTCCCGTGCTTCAACTTGTTGCGGGTTTGTTTGCCAATGTCTATTACTTTAGGGTTATTCATCTTCCTCTTCTTCTTCATCGCCAAAAAGGGCTAATCCCAATCCGAAGTCTGCACTTGCTCCTACACCGAGTATCCCATCCATGAAGAGTTCATCCAGATCATCGAAATCGCCAAACAATCTATTACCCAGTTGTTCAGGTGTCAAGTCTTCGCTGCTATGCAACAGGCGACCAGAAGACACCCCAGAGGATGCCAGACCCACATTGAGGGCAGAGCCACCTGCGGCATTTTGGATAGTGGCGATGCCTCGACAGTATGGGTGATACGGAGGAAGTTCCATGCCTGCGCTGATCAACCCGTGCTGATCCAGCGCACCGACACGTTTGACATTAGCTGCACTTTGGCTGGGGAACGGTGCAATTGATTTCAAAGCGTCTGGGTCTGTTGCTTGCATGATAGCTTGTGATTTTGCGAACCCAGCTTCCACCGGGAATCGCTTACCGTGCATGGTTGAACATATGGGACATGTAGCTGCATCCATGACTTCAGACACCACGTACTCTTGGATGCCATTCGCCATTGCTTGCGCCATGAACCCTGCCGTACTCATTCTACTTATCATAAGGGAGGCAGTCACACGGCTGAACTGCGTCCCCTGTCGGCCAATTCTTCCGAGGTCGGGGTCTGCTTTGATGATTAGGTTTTTTTCAGCGTGAACACGCTCAAGGTCACCGAGGGTGATGTGGAGTTGGAGACGTAGAGCCTCCTGCGCATTTCGAGTGAGAATTATAGCCCACTGTTCAACTGCGCGTTTTAGGAGTTCTTCGTCGGGGTTTCCTGCGAAGACTGCTTCTTCTGGTGCGACAATACGGCTGGCACCAAGAAAAAGTGCCGCTTCAGCCAGTGTCTTCGCCAGTCGAGTACTCTTGCGGGTGATTCTTCGGAAGTTGAGTTCGTCGGCAAATTTATGCGCCTCATCCCACTTCCCCTGATTCACCAGCTTGTTCAGTTTCTTCTGAATCTCCCGCCACTCCTTCACCCAAAGTGCATTCACTTTGTGGTGGAGTGCCATTTCCAAGTCGATGAAGGCTTCGTTCTCGATTGTCATGTGATGCTTGCGCCGCCTTTAGTTCGTGTTCGTAGGTTGGACCATCATACTCCCACCCACGTATTGTGTGTGCCATGAA